ACCAGGAACTGCGTACGAACGACTACCCTGATCATCAAGTTCAGTTACTGAGCTACCGAAAATATTGTGTAAAATTTGATCAAGATTCATTTCCTTTCAAGGCATCCTTAAAAGTTCTTCTAATTTTCCTTAATTCATACATCCTTCCCTCTAAGTGAGCCTTTTTTCTAGCTAAATCAGGATCAGAAGAATTGGTCTTAAATGTCTGAACAACAATGTTATTTTCCTCAATCCTCATCAAGTTCTCTAATGCCTTAAATTCTGGCCTAGAAGCTAGTATGGCTAAATCTTCTTTGTAATTCGAGTTTATTTTCTTCATACTTTTCTACCTGTTTGAACACCAGACATTGCCCCAGGCATACCCGAAGGGACTTCATCACCACCCATCATTCTCCCTGGAACAACCTGATTCATAGGCATCTCAGGGGGCATAGCTCCGCCACCACCAGACATCATTACCCCTTCACCACCAGGCATCATTTCTCCACTCATCTCCGCTCCACCACCACTTCTAGCAACCTGAGCTGCTATCTCACCCATAACATGATTGGTAAAGTTTTGAAGAATTTTAGTATCACTTGCTGGTACATTTTTCCTAAACTCATCAGAGTTCATAAACTCAACATGAATTTGAGTGTGAACTGGAGAAGCATAAGGAGTTGATGGTATTTCATTTCCTCTCATCATCTCATCATTCTCCGTACTAGCAAGATCAATCATTTGCTGAAGTTGAATACCCTTAGGTTCTTCTTCACCTGGTTGTTTTAACTTAAATTCATCAGCCGATAACTCACGACTCTTAATCAAATACTCAGCCAACTTCCATGGATCAATGGTCGGATTAGTAATTAAACGATCATACATCTCATCTGCCTTTTGTTGCATTAACGGCTTACTAATCGCTAAAGAACTACTCGCCTTATATCTAATATCAAAATTTCCATGAGTTGGAGTGAAATATTCTGGCTTAGCCTCAAAAAAGCTATATCCTTTAGCAGGAATAATACGAGGCGTCTTAGTCTTCTCATCAACATCAAGTACTGCGTCTTCTAATCTAATTTGACGATAAGATTGACGATATGGTTTACCATCAATATTTACAAGATTACCCTCTTGTTTTGCCCGATTAACTGCTTCTTCGCCTAAAATAGCTTCAAGTTTGGGCTGAGAATAAAACTGAAGAATATTGGATACCCTTAATTTGCCAATATCCACTAAGGTATCATTTTTGATATTCCAAACCTTCATATTAAGCCTCTTTAAAGTTGCTTCCTTCAAAATAGCAGCCTCAGTAGCAGTCCCAGCTGTTGAAACAGATTGTTGTCGCTCATCCATTCCTGTGACTCTAATCTTGTCATCATTAAGCATCTCAAGAGTCATAAACACTGATCTCGGTATGTCTGAATACTCAGGGAATTTAATCTGAGAAACATCTCCAACTGGAATAATTTTATGAGGAGCTGCTGCTGCATCCTCATCCTCTATGGTCAAAGAATCAGAAGTCAATACGGGTTTATCAATATCCAAATGATTTCGGTCAATAATCATTCGTCTTAACGTATTGGTCTCCTCTTGCAGGCTTTCTAATAACTCACACTCGCCTTTACCATAAAACTGATATGGCCTAGGAACATCAACCATTCTTACAAAAGGAAGTTGTTTATGGCGATATGGGTTAGCTTCTGCTCTTATAACAACATCATTAGCTACAATAATCAACAAATCATCTGGTTTATTCCAATACCACAACACCTCAACCTCATGGTCGTGGTCTATCCTCTCTGGTGGTTTGTAAAACTCATAATAATTAGTGTCACCACCAGGCTTAACTAACTCTGCATTGCCAAACGGATTCCAAACTTTTCCGTCAAAAAAAGTTCTAAAATCGTTATAGTCCATAATATTTCTCCAAATAGCATCTTTAGCTCCGTAGGGACCAGAAAAGCTCCTAGCACGCTCATCAACATAAAAGTCATAAAGCCTGATGGGCATTAAATAACAATCATCATACTCAAAAATTTTCTCTTCTTTGTTATTTTTGGTCTTAATTGTTCTTGGCTCCTTCCAGTAATACTCCATGCCAATAGCTGTCCCAAAAATAAGAGCATCCTTAATCATTTCCACTAAAGCAACATTACTCTTAGCCACATCCCAGGTATATTGCAAAATGGCATTCATTACTTGAGACTTTGGCTCATCTTCAACACCTCTTGGTAGCGTCCAGGGAATTAAATCCTGTCCAATTAACTCTGATAACTGAGACTCAATAACAGAGCTGGACATGGGAACATTGATATTACTCTTCCAATCATCTACCTCCCGTGGTTGACGATATCCGTCCCATTGTTTTTGCCACTTATCCCAATCTTTGTCAAAAGCAGCCCTCGCATCAGCCATTTCTTCTTTACGCTGATAAACATGCTTAAGATAACCATATTCCTTCTTATTCGGATTATAAACTTTCCTGATAGACGGTTCTTTTTTGTTAGGAGTAACTGCCATAGTTAGTATAAGTAATTAGTGCGACGATCTTCTGAGCTGCGATTTCTAAATTTCACACTTGGCTTTCTAGCTGGATAAGCAATTTGTAATCCATAAGCCAAAGCGTCGATAATGTCATCATGTTTTCCCCTAGGAAAACGGACTAACTCATCTTCTAGGTCTTCACGAAACGGACATTGTTGTAAATGATAAACCCCTCCGTTTGCATATCGAGGGATTAAGCCTTCAATTCGTTCCGCTTTAGACTTATCTGCTTTTAATTCTACAATAGGAATAAAGACGTTTCTACGACGCATCTCATCAACTAAAGCATACTGCAAACTTTTCTGATAAGCGGCCATCTCAACACCTATTTTTTTAGGCTGATAATGCTCCCAGTTATAAAAAATATGGTCAATGATTTGATTGGGCAACATCCTATCTAAAATAATATTAACCACAAACCAGTTGTTCCACTGATCTACCCCTATTGTGACAATAGCAGTCCTATCTGAAGTCTTTAGTTGTCCAATAGCTGGATCGACCATCGTAAAATAATTCATCTCCCTAATCCTTAACTCATCTTCCAAAACGTGTTTAAACCACTCAACCTTAAACTTAGCATTTTCTTGAGGCACTGGATCGTTCATATACTGAGCGTGAAACTCATATGGACCCTTCTCTTGTCTTAATGTCTTTAAAACTTCTCTAGTAAACTTCTCTGGATATAACAACTCTAAATCTTCTTCGGTTTCTAAGTCACCCTTATATGCCTGACGCAAGAAAACATCGAAGTTCTCGTAAACCCTCTCTGGATTACTTTTGTCCATAATCCAGCCATAAAGATCATTATCAGCCCAACGAGTACCTATAACAATAATTTTCCCATTTGGCTCAAGCAGGTCTAGAGCGTCTTTATAAAACAAAATTGTCTTTTGAATCTGCTCAGCGGTATTGATAAAGTCTCGGTTAACCACGTCGTCCATAATGATGACATCATAGTGCTGAGACACTAAATTTCCTCCAATACCATAAGCAGTTACTGTAGCCTCTTTCTTACCAAAGCTCTTTTTACCAACAGTAATCATATTTTCCGACCATTTATCGGGATTTTTGGCTAATTCACCATAATATTTCTTAAAAACATCGTTTTCCTTCAAGTGTTTCTTTATCTGAGTCAAAAACGAACAAGCCATGTCATAAGTAGCATTAGCAATTAAAATACGAACACCTGGGTCTTCAGCAATCCGCAACAAAGAGTATCCAATCGTTACAATCGTTGACTTCAAATGGCCACGTGGAACCAAAACTAGCTTCTTGTTAGTCTTCTCATCCATTACAAACTCACACAATTCATGATGAAACGTGCCTAAAGGCAAATTACCTTTACCCTCCTCCACTTGAAGCACCTTTCGATTAAACTCAAATAAGTCTTTTGTGTATTTTCTGCCCTCAAGTTCAGTTTTAACTGCTTCAAGCTCCAGAATTTTACCTATAAGTTCTTCTTTACTAGCTTTGTCTTTCATTTTTGGGGAACTAATAAACCATTTTTCTCAGAAAATCCATTTGGTTGAGAGTTTTTATCCACAGTGCTTTGTGTTCTTAAAACAAAATGATTAACAGCATTTAAGTCTAAATCAGGAATTCCAGTTGACCGAAAAGCAGACCGATAGTATTTCTTCTTATAGGATAATTCTAAGATAACTCCAATGTCTGTTGGAGCAACTTGATAACGCCAACCGGCCTGCCATTCAACATTGCCCAAATCATCAAGCAAAACCTTAGCTAAAAAAGCATTATACTGCCGTTTAAGCTTCTTAGCGGACAAAATCTCCTTCTGAACATCCTTTTCTCGCTTGTTTTGTTTATCTACCTCACCAAAATACTCTTTAGCATTCTTAATACCCTGTTTTCCTTCTTTACCGACCTCTAAAATAATATCATTCGTTTCTTGTACCCTTTTTTTCTCGTCACCCATATTGGGAACATTATAACTTAAATCAAAAACGCAACGAAAGTATCAGCCATTATGGCCACAAAATTCGTTATTAATATAAAAAAATGACAAAATTGTTAGGCATAAAAAAATACTCCTTGACACAGGACCGGCTACTTGTTACAGTAGCCGTATGAGTGTCCTAGAAACCATTTTATCAAACCCCCAAAGTTATTTTTCTGTTAAACAAGTATCTGAGGCAATGCGAGTAAGTAGGCAAACGGTTGATTACTTTTTGCGTAATGAAACCATTCCATATGCACTAATAAACAATAAACGTTTCGTTAAAGGAAAAGACCTAAGAGATTATCTTCTTAAAAAAAGAAG